ATGCTCCACCCACAGCAATCATTGCTCCAATGATGAAGTACGGGTTAACCATTCTTCACCTCTTGCCGAGCCGCAGCGATTTCTTCCCGCACTGAGTCAGCTTCTAAATGTTGGGGTGGGGTGGTGGGGGGAGGTGGGGGAGTCCAGCTTTCATCAAGCGGAGGATTGACCCAAGCAGGTAAAGCACCAGATGGAGCAGTCCATGTAGAGGTTGCAGGAGGGCTAGGAGGGGCAGGAACAGGCGTAGAAGGCGCTGAAATCTGAGGTGTAGGCGTTGGGCTATTTACAGTCCCTACAGCCCGTTTGCCAACAATCCCACCGATACCGCCAACAATGAGAAGAACAATATCGTTCAGCATCTTGGTATAGGCTTGATCGATGGGAGCCATGCTCTTGATAGGCTGAGTTACAAAAGTAACCGAATAGAGCAATGAGAACACGATGCCAAACAAAATGATGGTAATCATCACCACCACAAAGCCCCAAATGCGAACTTCTAGGTCTTCAGGAGAGTATTTACTTTTTGTCATCATCGGCCTTCTTTTCTTCAACCTTTGGGGGTTCAATTTTCGTGGTCAAGATAGGTGCTACAAGGTATTCAGGACAGGTTTGAGTGAATAAGCATCTGGGCTTTTGACACTCAGGCAGGTCAAATTTATCAGGATTTTGGCAAACATAGCGGTATCTGTCTTCACATCCACCCAGCAAAAGAACCACCGCAATGGATACAACAATCACGCCCCATAGAAACCTATTTTGATTCATTGCGTTGCCTATCTAGTTGTTGACGCTCGTACTCTAACTGTTGGCGCAGTCTCTCCATGCGGTCAATCTGCATTTTGCTTTCCTTTTGTGCAGCCAATGTGTCATAGTAAATGCTCCCCAACAGCGGAAGCAGTAGGACAAAGACCAGCACCATAGCAACTAATGCGACTAGAAACCCCATCTTACCTTTCGATCCATTATTAGAAGGCTGAAGAACAGGACTAGGTAAAGGACGAACACTAAACAAGCTACCCCGTAGATTGCCTTGTCTTGGATTGCGCTGATTACCTTTCTGCGTTGCCATTCAACCTCTCGCTGTTTCTTTTCCTGGGCCAACCTTGCTTCTTCTTGTTCAGCAATGATGATGACCCTCATTTGGTTCACCCGTGTGTACAAGTTCCCCAACTCTGGGGGTGACTGATACACCATAATCTCTCGAATCTCTTTGGCTAACTTCTCAAACTGCGTCTTGGCAAGTTCCCTGTTTAGCGCCGACTCCATGATGTTCTGACTTGGGTCATAAACAGTCTTAGACTTTTCTTCTTCCTCACGAATGTGGTCTGCAAGCTGTTGCTGAACTTTGAAGAACTGCGACAGATTAGCCGCCAAGTCAGAGACAACCTTGTTCTCATCCCAAACCTCTGGCTCAGCCTTTTTTGCTTTGGGAGCAACAACAGGGGCTGTGGGCTTGGGCTTTTTCTTCTTGAAGAACCCAAAGAAGCCACCCACTTCTTCAGCAATAGCCGTGACCTCTTTAACAGTCTTCTGGGCTGCGGCAACAGTTCCCTTGACCTCTTTATAGAGTTCACAGCCTTTGCGAATAGCTGCGACACAGCCATTTGCCATTGCCAGAAGGGTGAGAGGATCAATCTTATGCCCCTTACATGGTTGGCTGAAGTTGTGGGTTTATTCCACTCATAGGACTCATTGATGGTGCAACATCTTCAGCGCCGAATCCAATTTTTTCTGGAGTCGCTCTTTCTTGCAGTTCTGGTGGCATGATAAATTCCTCTTCTTGCATCCCAGGTTCTGTGGTTCCACCCAATTCTGGTGGCATAACCCACTGAGGCTCCATCTCAGTCACTTGATCTGACAATGTTGCTCCAGTAACCAAAGGCCTGAAGTCATCCAATGTTTTTCCAGAAAGCATGATTAATCTTCCAGCTTTTGAATCAAAAGCATTTCTAGAAATAGCCTCCATGATTCTGTTTACAGGAGTTGCCATAACAGCAGCCCCAACTGGGCCGCCAACAGCCGATCCAGCCGCAAGCCTCAACATTTGAGTTCCCGCTTCATCAGCGCCCATATTGCCAGCGTTCCTTGTGAGCGATTGAGAAAGGAAACTATATTTATTAAGAAGCGTGTCTAGGTTGTCCTCAACAAATGGTTGAAGATTCTGCTTTCTTGCTTGTAAAAATGATGAAAACTTGATTGGGTTGAATACGCCTTGAGCATCAGTCGCCTCTTTTCTAGCAACATCAAATGTGTATGCAGCTACATCTTCTTTAATATCTATAGGCAAAACCTTGGCAATCATCATTGACGCTCTTTTTGCACCCTCTTGACCAGTTGACTCAGAGGAAACAATCTTCCCAGCAAGTTTTGAAATGTCAGTCTTTAACTCACCAGAATTTGGATCACGAATCATTGTGATTGCAAGGTCAGCATCCCGCAGAGGAACAACATTTCCTTTCCAGTAGTTTCTGGCAGCACCCCAAGCATCTGCAATTTCTTCATTTTTAGATGCCGCAATGCCCCAGTTATCAATGTCTTTATCCAAAGCCTCAATAATGTTGCTAAGTCTTACAGACTCAACTGGGCCAAAAACATTGCGTTGTTTTGCAGATTGCAAAGCATCAACCAAACCTTCTCTGGCTTGTCGTATGTCCTTGAATGTAAATTCTTTTGGGCCTTTTATTTCAGGAATCATTGGGCGACCAAACTCATCCACAATTGCGCCTTGAGCCTGTTTTACTTCTTCTTTGCCAAGTCTGCCAGCCATTGCCTCAAATTTTGATGCAAGAGCAGGTCTTTCAAGTGCTTTAAACAAGTCTCCATACTCATCTAAAACTTGATTAACTGCGGCTTTGGTTTCTGTTGGATTTATCTTTGTCAAACCAGTTGACTCAGAAAGAGCATCTAGTTTTTTATAAAGTTTGTTTCCTTCTGCGGTTGCATTTTTATAGTTGGTCTGCACTGCGGTGGCAACATTTTTACCCGCTTCTCCAGAATAAGCTCTGCCACCAGTGTATTTTTGCTCAACCTTTGCCGCTGCATTGCTAAGTTCACTGATGTTGGTTTTTAGTCTTTCAACAACACCACCACCTCTAGCCCGATTGGTTGCTTCAGCAGCCCGTGTTATTTCCCTGCCAGTAAAGTCGCCAAGCAATTGAGGACTAACCCCAAGTGAAGCTGACGCATCTTTTACAGATTGAATGTTGGCTTTGAAATCAAAGTTTGTTACTTTTTCAATGGGCCTACTTAAAGCACCAAGAACTGCTGTTGCGCCACCAGAAATAGCTGCGGCAGTACCAGCTTGTTCAGTCCTGCTTTGGCCTTCAGAAACAGGTTTTGTAATGCCATCCCAAAGCCCACCAAACAATCCTTGTTTGAAGATTTGAGCAACCTTACCACCAGCACCAAACCACCCCATTGTGGACAATGGAGCCGCGACCATCAATTCGCCAACTATTTCACCAGCAGCACCCAAAACTCTGTTGTCGTATGGCAACCGATCTGATTGTTTTGCAAGTTGAGCGTTAAATTTATCAAGCGTTTGTTGCTTGGTCAATCCAATGGATGTGCCAAGTTCTAAAACAGATTGCATGATGCCTTCTGCAATTTCATTGGCCTTGTTTACCTTGCCTTTTTGAAAGTCAGTAAGGTACTTTTCCTGCAACTTACTTGCATCTGTTTTGTTTTCCCACGAATCAAATAAGCCCATGATGATTTCCTTGATTAGAGTTTTCCAGCTCTTTTAAGAGCAGCAATTGCTTGTTCCCGACTTGCCTTGGGATTTGCTCTCATAAAGAGTTGAATTTTTTGGTCATCTGTATATTGTGGTTGCGGCTGTTGTGGACTTGGTTGTGCACGGGCCTGTGCTGGCGGTTGTGCTGGCGGTTGCGGTTGAGTTTGGGGTTGTGCTTGTCTTGCAGGAACATTGGGAGCAACAGTTTTTCCCTGTGCTTGCAAAGCCTTTTTCTTTGCTTCAAGTTCTTTTGCAAGTTTGTCTTCAACCCTCATAAGGCTTTCAATTGCACCCGTCATCCTGGCTTGGCTCAGATAAGTTGTTGAGCTTGCAATTTGATCTTTTGCCCTTGTCGCATCGCCTTCAGTCTGAGTTCCTTTTGCTTGTATTAAAAGCGTATTTACTCGTTCTACAAGCGCCCGTTGAATCTCATCTTTTTTGACTTGATCGCCTTTTTCTTTTAATCCAAATGCTGGCAAAACAGTTGCCCCAAGCAAATCTAATGTGTTTGATGTTGCGTTGTATTTGACTTGACCAGACTTCAGCGCATCTAAAAATCCTTGTAACTCAGGCTTTGAATTACCTAGTTTTGTCAAATTAGCATCAATTTCAGCAATTGAGGTTTGAGAAGCGGTTGGAAGATTTCCTCCAGTAACTTGCGCTGTTGTTGTTCCTGTTTTTGCCACTAATGGTTGGAATTCCTCCAATTCAAATGTTAGCGGAAATGCTTTTGACGGGTCTGTCGCAGGAATCGTAATTGTTTGCCCACTTGCTTGGTCGTAGAAACTACGGGGCTTTGACAACATTTGTGCTGCAATATTTGCATTTGATAATTGTTCTTTGGATGGCTCTTTTCCAGCACGAACCATTGACTCAACAATTCGTAAGTCAGCAATATATCGTTCATCACCCGTCAATTTAGGCGGCATCAGTGCTTTGATTGCTTGGGCTTGCTCTAATTCTTGTTTTGATGTTTCAGAACGAATTTTTCTCAACTCAGATGAAATTGCTACTGCACCTTGAGTGTCTCCAACTTGTTGCAAAGCCTTTCCATATTGAGCAAGACCCTCTGGAGTGCTTACATCAAACTGCTTTGCCAAGGCATTGCGTTGGCTAATCAGACGCATCTGAGGGTCTTCTACACCCATCAGACCACCAAAGGCTTGACCCAACTGTTGACCAGCACGACCAAAAGCATAGGTCGCCTGTGTGCGTGGGTCTTGTTGAGCAAACTCCATTGCTTGCTTTTGACGCATCAAGTCACGCTGTTCTTGATACAACTCAGGAGTCACCCCGAATAAACTTCCAACAATTTCTGATGCCATAATTATTCCTTAGAAATTTGTGTCTCTGTTGTATCTACGAGTGTCAGTTCCATATTCTGTGCCACCAGTAAACATTCCAAGCAATGCTTGTTGTGCTTCAGGACTATCTGCAAATCTGGTCAATGCAGTTCCAAAAGGACTAACACCAGATGCCGCCTGAGTCGTTCTGGCTCCAGCAATACCACCCTCAAACAATGTTCGTCCAACATTAGCACCAGCCTGGGCAGACCTACCACCCAACTGTGCGCCAATGTCCAAAGGTGCTTGGCCCAAGGACTCTAGTGCTGAACCCACACCAATGCCAGTGCTGAATGGCGAGTAAGCACCTGTTAAACCTTCTCTATAAGACCCAAGTAAGTTAGAGCCAGTTCCTAACAACCCAGCGCCAAATTGAACTTGTCTCTGTCCTTCTGTCTGTGCTTGTGCAGCCAATTGAGCATCCTGTTGGGCCAAAGCGTTGTAGTAGGCTTCCATCTCAGGAGATGCCGCCCGTAGACCTTCACCACCACCTGGGCGCATACCAGTGCCACCAACAGATAAGCCACCACGACCCGTTTGAAATAATCTGTTTTGCAGTTGAGCAAATTCACGCTCACGGCTAGGGGCCAACAAGTTTTGTTGTTTAGCCATGTAATCAGCAGCAGCTTGCTCTGGAGACTTAGCCAGATACTGTTGACCCAAACTAAACAAGCCCTGTGCGCCAGTAGTCAAAGGAGCATACCGACCACCAGCTTGTTCTGCCTCAGTCAAGCCTTGACCAGACAAAGCCATGATGCGGTCTTGCATCGCCTTGAGTTCTGGTGTTAACTGATAACCAGCACTTGTCAATTGACCAGTTGTAGGATCAAACCCAAACTGTGATGCGCCAAAGCGCGTGGTAACGCCAACAGGACGAAACTTCTGTGCTTCTGCCGCTGTTGCTGCCGCATCCCGCATTGCTTGAGCAGAGATTCGTGCAGCCTCTACATTGGCTTGATTCCTCAATAAACCACCAGCAGTACTAATTCCAGCAGTAACCAATCCTTTTGTTACATTTGGATTAGATTGAAAAAACTTCAATACATCACCAACTTTTAGCCCAGACTGAGTTGCTGTTTGTTGTGCGGCTTGAGTAAGTGCAGCATACGCATCACTGATGTTTTGAGTACCACCAGCTTCTTGCGCCAACTGATAAATCAATTGCTGTTCTTCAGGAGTGTAATTAAAAGGAGTAGTATCCTCTAGCTCAGTCGCAGGAGCATTCATCTCTTCATCGTAGGTTGCCATATTTCCTCCAGTATTTCCAGTAATCGGTGTTTGCGGTGTTGGTGTAGGTGGTGTGAATCCAGAACCATCATTAATAATGTCTTTTGTGTCAAATGATGATGCAGTTGTGTCTACCTCAAAAGGAGCCAACTGATTCTGCAAATCCTGTTGTCCAGCAAGAACCTCTTGTTCTGTCTTTACTGTTGCGCCTTGGTTTGGCATAAGGCTATCAATTGCAACGCCTTGTACGGCACCAGTAAGTGCTTGTTCTGGCGTTTTACCAGTTAGCAATCCTGTGGCAGTGCTTTGGGCAACTTGACCAGCAACAGTAGAACCAGTGGCTTCTGCAACACCAGACCCAACACCCAATTGAGACAAAACAACAGATGTTGCTAATGACTCAGCGGCTCCAGGCTGACCAGTTGCCAATTTACCAGCAGCATTTCCGGCAGAATAGGCAAAGCCTAGTCCCATGCCAGGAGCCGCATATTCCAACAAAATCGGAGCAAGTGGGCCAATTGCCTGTAATCCACCACGGGCGGCATCAGCTAATGGGCCTTGGTATTTGTAATACGCATATTGACCCAACCCACCCTGGCGACCATCAGCCGCCGTTATCCAATCTTGTTGAACACGCTCACCACCAGGGGCAAGTTTTGGTTGTGTAATGTATGAAATTGGCGCACCAACTTGCATACTTGGATGCGGATTTCCTAAACCAACAATTGGCGGATTATTTGCATCAATGGTATAGCCGCCATATTGCTCTAACCCTAATTTATTGAATTCATCAGCAGGCCAAAGAAAGCCTTTGTTCTCTAGCCTTGATTGCATCCCTTCTGGCAACTCAAATGCAACTGCATTTTTGAATGTATTTGGGTCAAGAAACTTTTTATTGTATTGTTGAAAGTCTCCCAAAACCTGTCCTTTTTGGACATAGCTTTGCGGAACAAAGAAATACTCTTTCCCGTCTTCTCCAGTAACACTTGCTAACCTATTGTCCTCATAGGCATAGTTCCAAGTAGGAGTTCCAACTTTTGGAATAATGTTTTCAGGCATTATGTTTATCTCAAACAGTGCCGTTAGCCACGATGTTGCCCAACACAGTCAAGTTACCTGAACTGTCAATCTTCATTACATCAGTTCCTGAGTGACGAATAAGCAGATTAGACCCACTCTCAACAAAGCTGAAATTGGTGAAGGTTCCATCTGCCTTGGTTGCAATGGCAGTGGCAATGTTGGTGAACTCAGTATCAATCTCAGTTCCCTTGACAACCTTGCTTGCATTCCCTGGCGACAAAGCATCTTTAGCCGCAAAGTTGGTGGTTTTGGTGTAATTTGCCATGTTTCTTCCTTAAACCAGTTTGCCATTCTTGGCTTGTATCTCAATCTTTTGAATGCTCACAGGATACCCATTGATCTGCACTTCATAACCCGTCTGCACAGTCTTGCCAGAACCTGATGTTTGACCAACCAAAGTCTGCAAAGAAATGCCATCTGAGTAGTAAGCAACAGGAACACCATTTGCCCCATACTCAGCAGTACCATATTCAGCAACAGTAGACTGAGGAATTTGCAATGTGGTGGCGTAATACTGACCCGTGAAGTCATATCCCCACTTGATGATGAAGCCTTGGCTTGAGCCACCAATCACTACTACAGCAATGCGCTTCAGGATAGATGTGACATTGGGCGCACCCAGGTCAGCATAGGTGGTGAAATACTGCAATCTGTATGTGCTTGCATTCC